CTTTGTTAACCAATCCATTAGTATTCCCCAGATTGAAACTTGAGTATGTCAATCATATTCTTGACAATGAAGTTCCTACTGTGTATTGTTTTAATTATATCTTCGAGGTAGTTTGCATTTGCAGTATGAAAGTCAATTGTAAGACTAAGTTTAATAACCTCTTTGTCTGCTTGAATGTATTTGTCCAAATCGTTACGAATTACTTTTAAACGAAATGGTTTCCATCCTTTCTCTCGCAGATCTTCTTCAGCCATAGAACCATCGTAATAATTACGCTTGTCCATTTCCAATTCTTTATATTCTGCCTTTAGCTTTTTGACTCGCAATACTTCTTTATAGTACATGTTATAGTACTTGCTGTGAAGTAGCGGTATTCTTTTCGATTCACCTACGAGGTTTGTTTCGTCAATTGGCGAATCACCAGCCCAGATGGTCGATATATCATTTGTGTCCATATTCTATCTCAAAGTAATTAGAAAATTAATTGTTATTATAACAAATAATAGACTAAATGTCAATAGCCAATATAGTATTTTGTTCTCCTACACCACGATGGAGAATTCTATAACCTAGCTCGACATACATATCAATTGTTTCATTTACCATTTCTGCTGGTGTTAGAATGTTAGTTTCAAACTCAATCGTCTGCGGCCAATATTCTTTTGGTCTATTTTCAAGAACAGGAACGAACGATTGTAGGATAAAAGAATCACCACCTTCGGTATCTAACTTTAATGTTTTGAGTCGTTCAACATTATGCTGCTCAAGAATATCACCAAGCGGAACCATATCGATGTCTATTGTTTCAACATACTCTTGAAGATTTCTTGTTTTGTGTTGATAGTGATAATCACCAATTGAATTACAACCACGGATCCAATGTGGAAGACCGTGTCGTACGATAGTATCATGAGGTACATAATATACTTTATCTCGACTCGCTATCCCATCAAAAGAAAC